GGCCCGGTATTGTGCAAAACAGATCATTCACCAATGGTCCCCCTTCGTTTACACTAGCCACAATTGAATATGGGTAAATGACGATGAATTCATTCGAGCGAAGGAATAAGATCATCCAATTAGTGAATGAACAGGGAACCGTGCTTGTTCAGGATCTGGCGGGAGTATTTGCTGCCTCGGAAGCGACAATCCGTGCCGATTTGCGCTTTCTCGAACAAAAAGGCGTGGTTACGCGCTTTCATGGCGGTGCGGCGAAAATAATGTCCGGTAATAGTGAAACCGAGACCCAGGAAGTTGGGTTTAAAGAGCGATTTCAGCTCGCCAGTGCGCCAAAAAACAGAATAGCGCAAGCGGCAGTCAAAATGATCCACGAAGGGATGACCGTTATTCTCGACAGCGGAAGTACGACAATGCTTATCGCCGAAGGTTTAATGACCGCCAAAAATATCACGGTGATTACCAACAGTCTCCCGGCGGCGTTTGCCCTTTCCGAAAATAAAGACATTACTCTGGTCGTCTGTGGTGGCACCGTCCGCCATAAAACGCGCTCGATGCATGGTTCCATTGCCGAGCGTTCATTGCAGGATATTAATGCCGATTTAATGTTTGTCGGTGCTGATGGTATTGATGCGGTTAATGGTATTACGACCTTTAATGAAGGTTATTCGATTAGCGGGGCGATGGTCACAGCCGCTAATAAAGTGATTGCCGTTCTCGATTCATCGAAATTTAACCGTCGCGGTTTTAATCAGGTACTCCCAATCGAAAAAATTGACATTATTATTACCGATGATGCCGTGTCAGAGGTGGATAAACTGGCATTGCAGAAGACACGGGTAAAATTAATTACGGTGTAGTATTGTTCTGTATGCCGGATAAGGTGTTTATACCGCATCCGGCATTACGGATTCTCCCTGGTTCAAGAGAGAATAGTGTGATTAACGCAACAATGGGCAATCTGGTGGTAATCGACAACGCAACGCCGCCGGAAGTATTTCAATATGAAAGTTTTGTCCGCTCAACGGTTCGCCATCAAGATTAAAAGTGATTTCGTGTGGGGCTTGTATATCAAACCACGACGAAGCGCCTTCGATAATATTCGGGTTATCTTCGTCAGATTTTAATGTTGATACGAGAGCCGGAAGAATTTCATCGCCGGTAAAAATGCGCAGTTGCAGCAAGCCATCGTTAATTAACGCGTTCGGGCACAATTGCTGACCGCCACCGGCCTGACGCCCGTTACCAATACCAATGACCAGGGCGTCACCTTGCCAGTGAAAGTTTTCACCGCGGATCTCACAACGGTCCGGTTGCAGAGTATCCATGCGCATTAAGCCATGAATGATGTAAGAGACGCCACCCAGCGCGGCTTTTAATTTTTCCGGCGTTTCTGTGGTAATACGCGTCCCAAATCCGCCTGTCGCCATATTAATAAAACAGGTTTGTTTGTTGACCTGCGCCATATCTATCGCAATGGCGTCACCGGCAATTGCCAGTTTCAGCGCCTTATCCAGTGCCTCAGGAATCCTTACACTGGTGGCAAAATCATTGGCGGTTCCTAATGGCAAAATTCCTAGCGCGGGTATGTCATCCCCCTCACACTGAATCAACGCCGTAGAAACTTCATTAATGGTGCCATCGCCACCACCGGCAATCACCGTTGCGACGCCCAACTTCCGGGCCTCCTCTACATATCGTGCGGCATCGCCTTTCTCCCAGGTGACCCGCACATGGATCGTCATTCCTTCCTCACGCAACAGCATAATTGCTTCGCGCAATGGTAAATTGTCAGTACTTTTGCCATTAAGAATCAGTAAGCTGGCGGGAAATTCTGCCATGATCGTATGTGCCTTTATGATTGGTCTGTAGATAGTGTAGAGCAGAAAAGAAAAGGTGGAGTCAGAACAGGATGAAAGTCGGAGGATAAAAAATCAGTTCAAGTATAGAGGATTCAGTGGTTACCACCAGGAGCTTGCAATGGGGACAGTGAATGTTAACGGTAGCCATAGGTAAATTTCAAAAAAGAGCATATACCTAATATTCAACTAAACAGTGGCATCTTCAATATACTATTAAAAATATATTAACCCCCCCATGGGGTTACCCGGAAGGGCCTCCGTGTATGTAATTCCTACTTATGTAGGAAATGTTGTACAGAACATTTATTATAATCCTATTCAATTATAATAATCATGCCATTATTATATTTTAACACCAGAGCGTGTCGTTGGTATTTAATGGGGGAAGGTAAGATGAAAAAGATAGCTGCTATATCATTAATTAGTGTTTTTCTTATGTCTGGGTGTGCTGTACATAATGATGAGACAAGTATCGGTAAATTTGGTCTTGCATATAAAAGTAATATTCAGCGTAAACTCGATAACCAATACTACACCGAAGCCGAAGCTTCTTTAGCCAGGGGCAGAATTTCTGGTGCAGAAAATATAGTAAAAAATGATGCAGCTCATTTCTGTGTTACTCAGGGCAAAAAAATGCAGATAGTTGACCTGAAGACAGAAGGTGCAGGATTACATGGCGTCGCTCGTCTGACATTCAAATGTGGAGAGTGAGAATATTTTTTGGTAAGCGTCAAACATGCGCGTTCTGGTTGTGCGTAGCCGGAATCTGTACGAGCACGATGCCGTTACGTGAAAGGCATCGTGTTATGAAGGGGGATTCTATCGATGTGGTCAATGGAAGACGGTGACCAGGATACGGCTTATGCATAAAAAATAAGCCCGTGTAAGGGAGATTTAGGGTGTCACCAGTAGGGGCTTTCAACGGTACAATGCGGGTTTGAGCGGCATAAATTACCACTGAAAGCCCTTAAACGTTACTCTACTGTGGACACTGTGTGGACACTCTCGGCCTCAGTACCACCTCTTAGCGGATTAAGAGAAATGGCGTCCTGAAGGTACTCTGGCGCAAAATGAGCGTAAACCATAGTTTGCTCAATCCGCGTGTGACCTAGTATCCGTTGTAGCGTGATAATACTTCCTCCATTAATCATGAAATGAGTGGCAAAGCTGTGCCTTAGTGCATGTGTGGCTTGCCCCATTGGCAAATCCGGTTTTATTGCTTTCATTGTTCGTCTGAAGCGAGGGTAATCAGCATCAGGGAATAAAAAACCTCGTTTGTTATCCGCGATCATTTTGGCAACAGCCTCTGAGATCGGGACGGTGCGTGGTTTGTTTGTTTTCGTTTTAACAAACGTGACGCGGTTATGGATGATATTTTCTGCTTTCAAACGAGCTGCTTCTCCCCAACGTGCTCCAGTACTCAGGCAAAGAATCGCAATCTTTTTGTTGTCGCCGTCAAGAGCAGCAAGCAGTAAGGCAATTTCTTCCTGCGTGAGATAGCCTGTGTCTGGTTTTTCCTCCTTAAGCCTTTTTGTCCCTCTGATAGGGTGCTCACCAAAGAATAACTCCGCTTCAATCAGGGCTGTAAACATGCCGCTAATACATGTTAAATCACGATTGATACTCGAAGGTTTAATACCCTGACTTCTTCGGGTGGCGCAGTACTGGCTGATAAGCGATTTCGTAATTTGAAATGCGCATGGGTCATTCGTTATTTTTGTGAAGATTTCAATTTTTCCAAGATTAGATTTCCCATGCTCTTCGTGTTTACCCTTTAAATCCCACCAGATCTGTGTCAGCTCCGACAGACGTCGCTTGTCTGTTGGTTTTGATAGCCATTCTTTATTGTGGTGGTTGTACAACGTGTATTTCTCGAAAGCGACAGCTTCGCTTTTCTTATCAAACTTCCTACGGATGCGTTTTCCATTACGTCCAGTAGGGCGGATGTCCACTTCATATCGACCATCATCGAGTTTTTTGATTGCCATCAGAAAACCCTCCGAGTGGTGTGTTTTTTTGCGACTACTAATCGCTTTTTTCGTGGTGGCTGAAATTTAGCCACCAATAGTAGGCACTTGTGATGAATATATTCACGATGAATTGTTAACCAGTCTTTTGACCGGAGTGGGGCGACGTTGTTTCGTTTTGCCCAAAGTGTGCGAGAGCGGGCGCAATTTGCCCGGACTCAGGAGCGATCTGATTGGTCATGAACCATAAAGTGTATTTGGTGAATTGTGGGGTCTGCAGGATGTTCATCATGACATCTGTTGGAGGTGTTGAACGACCACTTTCATAGTAACTCAGCGTGCCATACGGAACCCCTGTTAAATCAGCAAGTTGTTGTCTGCTCAAATACTCTGATTTTCGCATTAAGACTATCTTCTCGCTTATCGTGTTTGACATGGTGTTTAGATCTCAATAGTATTTAGTTTAGATGTAGATTGTTTAGTGCTTGGATGTGGGCACTAAAAGGCATTATAAGACATTAAACGCAATTCATGAGGGCTAGAGGACGACATGAGCAAGCAAGTAACACTCATGACTGATGCGATTCCTTATCAGGAGTTCGCAAAACTAATAGGAAAATCGACAGGAGCGGTTCGTCGGATGATCGATAAAGGAAAGCTGCCTGTAATTGATATGACCGATCCACAATCAGCTTCAGGTCGTGCAGGTGAATATTGGGTATACCTTCCGGCATGGAATAACGGACTAAAACTGGCTTATGAAAGCCGCCCTAAAGAGATTCGTGACGGCTGGTTGATGTGGTTAGGTCTCGGTGAACCACGTTAAGGAGAACCGTATGAATGAGCCTCGTTGTATTGCTCAGTTACTGCGTAACGAAAGCCCCAGGGCGATTGACTTCACCATCACCCACGGTAAGGGGCGTAAGGGAATCATTATCCGCACCAAAAAACAGAGTCCGTTAAAAAAGGCTCTGACCTTTCTGAAAAGCCGGAGGGTATGGAAATGACAGTGATGACGCTCAATCTCGTTGAAAAACAGCCAGCAGCTATGCGCCGGATAATTGGTAAGCATCTTGCCGTTCCTCGCTGGCAGGATACATGTGATTATTATAATCAGATGATGGAGCGCGAACGGTTAACGGTTTGCTTCCATGCTCAGTTAAAACAGCGTCACGCAACGATGTGTTTTGAAGAAATGAACGACGTCGAACGTGAACGACTGGTATGTGCAATTGATGAATTGCGTGGTGCATTCTCAAAACGCCGTCAGGTTGGCGCAAGTGAGTATGCATATATTAGTTTTTTAACAGTCAGTCAGCGTCGTACTTTATTTATGCATGCCGGATTGACTGAAAAAGAATTCAACCAGCCATACTGGCGAATTAATGAAGAGTCATGTTACTGGCGTGATGCTTTATTCCGTGCATTACGTGAATTATTCAGTCTGTTTGAGTATGCACCGATAATTCTGACGTCGGTAAAACCGGAGCAATATCTGCATTAAGTAATTAACCAGAGTTTTTAACGCACTTAATTGTGCGGGGCTTCTTTTTGCCTGGAGAAAGTTATGCATACAGTTTCTGAAAATCAGTGCGGTATATACGCATTACTGCTGCAACAGGCCAGAACCGAAGCACAGGCCGACGCTGCGACGCGCTTTTCTTCTCATCTTGATGCCATGATTCGCCACATCACAAAGGCGGAGTTATCCCGCGTGGAGATAGTCGAGCTGCTCAGTCAGGAGTCGGAAAAATTTCACAATATCGGATTGTCTCGCGGGGAGGTGCTTTGATGTTCTGTTCTCGTTCAGTTGTATTACTGAATAACGCCTTAAAAATCGCCGTTATGAAAAATGGCGATTTGTCTCTTATTCAACTTGGTCTTGATAAAGAAAAACGCGAAATAACTGAGTCTGTTATCGCGATTTATCAGAACGAATTAAACCTCCTGTCTGATGTGGTCAATTTACTTGTTAAACGCGCTGTGTTTCACAAGCAAATCTCCTCCGTGGATGAACTGACGAAATTAACGACAGAAATCGCCAGCTATTGCGCTGATGAATTTAAAAACCTTAACGACAAAAGGAACTGGTAATGCCGGACAACGTAGATTTTATTCAGGAACAACAGGCTGAATTACTGGAGCGCCAGATTAACGCGGCAAGGGTAAAACATTGCGGTGCTTCTGCGCTGGTTTGCGAAGAGTGTGACGCGCCAATACCTGCTGCCCGTCGTGCGGCTTACCCGTCAGCCACGCGTTGTGTTTCCTGTCAGTCAGTCTTTGAAGCAAAAAACAAACATTACCGGAGAACGGCATGAGTATTCGTATTGAAATTGGCGAACGTTATGTCGTTACCAGTGACAGCTTTCAGTTTATTCTCCACGAGAAAAAGAGAGCGGAAAGCGGTAAAAACGCCGGTCAGGAATGGCTGGCGGTGGTTGGTTATTACCCGAAATTAAGCCAGCTCGTTTCAGGCCTGATGCATCACGATATTCTGACCGGAAGCGCAAAGTCTTTTGCTGATTTAAACGTGCAGGTTGAGCAACTCAGCAAGCGTTGTTCAGAGGCTTTTGGCTCATATGGCCGTTAAAGCCTCCGGGCGTTTTGTCCCTCCGTCAGCATTTGCCGCAGGCACCGGTAAGGCGTTTACCGGTGCTTATGCATGGAACGCGCCACGCGAGGCTGTCGGGCGCGAAAGACCTCTTACACGTGACGAGATGCGTCAGGTGCAAGGTGTTTTATCCACGATTAACCGCCTGCCTTACTTTTTGCGCTCGCTGTTTACTTCACGCTATGACTACATCCGGCGCAATAAAAGCCCGGTGCACGGGTTTTATTTCCTCACATCTACTTTTCAGCGTCGTTTATGGCCGCGCATTGAGCGTGTGAATCAGCGCCATGAAATGAACACCGACGCGTCGTTGCTGTTTCTGGCAGAGCGTGACCACTATGCGCGCCTGCCGGGAATGAATGACAAGGAGCTGAAAAAGTTTGCCGCCCGTATCTCATCGCAGCTTTTCATGATGTATGAGGAACTCTGCGATGCATGGGTGGATGCGCATGGTGAAAAAGAATCGCTGTTTACGGATGAGGCGCAGGCTCACCTGTATGGTCATGTTGCTGGCGCTGCACGTGCTTTCAATATTTCCCCGCTCTACTGGAAAAAATACCGTAAAGGACAGATGACCACGAGGCAGGCATATTCTGCCATTGCCCGCCTGTTTAACGATGAGTGGTGGACTCATCAGCTTAAAGGCCAGCGTATGCGCTGGCATGAGGCGTTACTGATAGCTGTCGGGGAGGTCAATAAAGACCGTTCTCCTTATGCCAGTAAACACGCCATTCGTGATGTGCGTGCGCGCCGCCAGGCAAATCTGGAATTTCTTAAATCGTGTGACCTTGAAAACAGGGAAACCGGCGAGCGCATCGACCTTATCAGTAAGGTGATGGGCAGTATTTCTAATCCAGAAATTCGCCGGATGGAGCTGATGAACACCATCGCCGGTATTGAGCGTTACGCCGCCGCAGAGGGTGATGTGGGGATGTTTATCACGCTGACCGCGCCGTCAAAGTATCA